GCCGTCGATGGGTAAAACTGAATTGGCGCTGGATATCATCGACAAAGTTTCTGAGCAGGGCCGCGGTGTGCTGTTCTTCAGCATGGAAATGCCAAATATCCAGATCGGTGAGCGAATGGTATCTGCTGCGGGTGGTATGTCGGTTTCACGCCTGAAAAGAGCTGCTGATTTTGATGATGAAGACTGGGCGAGGCTGACTGATGGTGTCGGTCGACTTACAGGGCGCAGTATCTGGATGGTTGATTCTACAGATCTGACAGCCGTGGCGTTGAGTCGCGTCCCAACAAGCGTCCGATGAACTCAGACCTCAAAAATTCGGGTGAGATTGAAGCGGATGCTGATCTGATCATGATGCTTTACCGAGATGAAGTTTATAACCCTAAGTCGCCAGCGAAGGGGATTGCGGAAATTAACGTGACTAAACAGCGCAACGGTGAGCTGGGCACGATCTATCGTCGATTCTATAACGGGCACTTCCTGCCAATTGACCAGGAGTTAGCAAAACAACGTTCCGCGCCGCAGCAGAAAGCCCATACCAGACGTTACTCAAAAGAAAGGCATTCCAGCAATGCAGACTATTAAAAACATCAAAGCAGCGGGGGCAACCTTATGAAGTTGGAAGCATCACTCAAACATTTCAGCCCTCAGGGAATGAACATCAGCGACGACGTGAAAGGAACCTCTCCGGACCGCCTTACAGGAACAGATGTAATGGCGGCAATTGGCACCACCAGCAGCCGTGCGCGCTTCGGACTGGCGGCGTTCTTCGGGAAAGCGGGAATCAGCAAAACGGATGAACAGCTCGCAGTTCAGGCGCTGGCGCGATATGCGATGGATGTCGCACCGAAGAATGTTCGCAAAGCAGCTGGTGGGCAGTTCGGATGGTGTATGCAGATGCTGGCACAATTTGCCTTTGCTGATTACTCCCGTTCGGCGGCTACCAGCGTGACATGTCACAGTTGCAGCGGTACCGGGTTTATCTCCGGGAATGAGGATGTGGTTAAACATCCTGGTATTTTCGACGCCGACGGTGCCGAAGTGGTGGCCCCGAAGATTAAAAATGAGCTGGTGAAAAGGGTTTGCGAAACCTGCGGAGGGAAAAAGGTAATCCTTGCGCGGTGCAGATGCGGCGGTAAAGGTGAAGTGCTGGATCGCAAAGCGACCAAAGAACGTGGCGCACCGGTTTTCAAAACCTGTGAACGTTGCTCTGGTAATGGCTTCTCTGCTATCTCCTCGGCGACGGTACACCGTGCCATTCTGAAGCGTCTCCCGGACCTCCATCAGTCCTCATGGTCACGCAACTGGAAACCCTTTTATGAAATGCTGGTGGACACCCTGCGCCAGTGGGAGCGTCACGCGGCAGTAGAATTCGAGAAGGCAACAACTTATTAATATGATCGGAGCAAATAGCGACTCTTTTTTGCACGTTAGTGTTGACTTTGCATAAAACTGTCCTGTATGCTTCTGATTATGGAGTATATCGCCTATAGATAATTCACTCCGAAAAGCCCGCCACGTTGCGGGTTTTTATTTTCATGAAATCGATGCTATATCTAACTGACCCGCACTTGTTTGGTTAGTTTTATGAAAATAAAAATCTCATATGCAGTTTTCATAATTACGATTTTAGGCACGATTGGAATGATATTGTTTCCTCCATTCCAAGCGTTCCAATATTTCCCTCGCGGCACCTACGCAGCCTTTCAGGGCTATTTTTGGATTTTTTATGTTCCACATATCTATGAGTTAACTCTAAAAAGCCTAACCTTCCCGTATGTTTTGAAGGTGGATTTGGTTCGGCTAATATTGCAGATCATTGCCTGGTGGCTAATGATGCTACTGCTCTCTGTGCGTAGACGTTAATTATTCAATTAAAAATCTTAGGCTACCTCCGGGTGGCCTTTTTTGTTTCCCCTCGTTCTGAGAGGACTCATGACGATGATGTATTGACCGCTAGAATGGATTAGTCGTAACTTATTATTGTGGTGAATCCTTTCTAAGCGAAAGGGCGTTCCAGTCAACTGCTATCTGCAGGTATGCGCGCGGCTTTGCTGACTGGGGTAGAGTCACCGGGAGGCACCCGGCACCATGACAACAACAATACAGTTTCAAATTCCTTGAGAGCCTGCCGTAAAAAGCAGGCCTTTTTTTATGAATTTGCAAACTGCTGCTACGCTTGAAATGTGTGTTGAAGGTAATTGCCTGATGGTTCTCCTGAACCGTTGTGAACCAGCCCGATACTGTCTCACTCAGGTCAGTTAGCAAGACTCACGACTACCTACCTTACTTACTAATAGTCACTCATTAGCCCGCCTTCAAAAGCGGGCTTTTTTTATTCCCCTCATCACTGAGAGGATTCACGGCAATAAGAGGGGGCAAAATGTCCGCAGAACCGATATCTGCAACGGTAACGGCAGGCGTGGCCGCCGGCACCACCGGAATCACCTTCGCGACGATGTTTCCAGAAGCGACACCCGCTGTAATGCTTTGCTCTCTAGCTGGGGCGGCTCTTTACGTCTTGAGCAGCGAGGACCACAAGCTCTGGAAGCAAATACTGTTTGCGCTTATCTCATTTATCGGTGGGGTTTACTGCGCCGGAACAGCATCTGAAATCATCGCAGCACTTATCAATGCGGCATTAAGTCACCTTTCTCCGCCAGTTGCCGTGAAAGTATCTCCAGCCATTGGCGCGCTGGCGGCCTCAACGGTTTCTGTCACTGTCCTGCTTCGCGTTCTCAAGCGCTCGAAGACGGGAGACTTACCCGGATTGAAGGGGGAAGAATGACGTGGCAAACACTGATCCTGAACATTAACGCTGTTGCATGCATCCTCATCACCATACGCCTGATGTTCTTCAGGAAGCGGAGCTTACGGCGCCGCCGTCTGATGGAGTTACTGGCCTATGGGCTGATCCTCGCTCCAGCGTTTACCGCTTTCCGCATCTGGCATGGTGATTACGTGCAGGTCGACTACGGAGAGTTGGTCGTCAACCTTGTTGTCTGCATAGCCGTATGGCGAGCACGTGGCAACATCGCAAGAATAGCAGGGGAAAGCACAACGTGAACCAATCACAATTTCAAAAGGCGGCAGGTATAAGCGCCGGTCTAGCCGTGCGCTGGTTTCACTATATCGATGCTGCAATGAAGGAATTCGGCATAACCGCGACGCTCGATCAGGCCATGTTTATCGCGCAGATGGGCCATGAGTCCGGCGGTTTCACCCGGCTGGTGGAAAACCTGAACTATTCGGCAGAAAACCTGGTACCTACGTTCGGCAAGCATCGCATTACTGCACAGCAGGCCGCCGCACTGGGCAGAACGGCAACGCAACCGGCAAATCAGAAAGCGATAGCCAATCTGGTTTACGGCGGTGAGTGGGGCAAAAAGAACCTGGGCAACCAGGTTGCTGGTGATGGCTGGAAATATCGCGGTCGCGGCCTGAAGCAAATCACCGGGCTCAGCAACTATCGCAGCTGCGGCCAGGCTCTCAAACTGGATCTGGTTTCATATCCCGAACTGCTGGAACGAGATGAATACGCTGCGCGCTCCGCTGCATGGTTCTACGTCTCGCACGGATGCCTGCTCCATTCCGGCGACGTAGAGCGCGTCACGCTGCTTATCAATGGCGGACGTAACGGGTTGGATAAACGCCGCGCGCTGTTTAACCTGGCAAAATCTGTGCTGGTGTGAGGTCACTATGGGGTTTGAAACTTTAATTGGTATTGCTGCAGCAGTCATTGCCGCCATCGCTGGCGCTTTCGGCCTGGGCCATATTCGCGGCTCAAGTAAAGCAGAAGCAAAAGCAGATCAGCAGCGCACCGAAGATAACGCAGCTGCAACGGTCGCAGCAGCAGATCGCCGTGTAGAGACAACGAAAGAGGCCAGCAATGTACAGCAAACTGTTAACCATATGTCTGGCGACGATGTTGATCGCGAGCTGCGGGACAACTGGACCCGTAAAGGTTGAGGTAGTGGACACGGCTTGCGACTGGGTTAAGCCCATCTACGGAACGGATCACGACTGGGATGTTCTGGACCGCCAGACGAAGAAAGACATCCTGGCGCATAACAAAGCGTGGCAGGCGAACTGCGGAAAGGTGCATGGAAATGAACATCAATAATGTTAACGCGGCTTCAGCCTTATGCGAACAGCTTAAGGAGCTTGAATGGCAGTACTCGCTCGTCGTCCGCGGGGAAGGGCTTGGCATAACGATTCAGAGTCGTTATCAGGATGATGCTTTTGTTAATGCGGTACGTAGCAGCGTTACTGGGGAACTTAGCCGACGCATTGGAGCCGTTAAACATCAGCTTAAAGAACTAGGGATAACGTCATTTACCAAAGAGCAGTAACCATTACAAAGCTCACCTGCTGGTGGGCTTGATAATGGTTATCCCCTCAAGCGGATAAGCTGACAAATATCCCGTGTCGGGGATAGGCATTACAGCAGGCATTCACTGAGTGCCTGTGATAAAGCTTTCAGATACAATCACCTCAAAAAAGTGGGGTGAGTATGAATTCTGATTATATCTCTTACGAAGCGTTAATTTCAGCCCGTGAAACTGCATACTGGGCAAAAGTATCTGCATACGGGGCTTGGTTTTCAGGAGTGGCTACTTTTTTAGCTGTTATCACTTCGCTGTTCATTGCTTTAATCAATCGAAGGGCTTTTATTGGAGGAAAGGTTAAATTCGGGCGTATCATGTCTGATGATGATGACCGGAGGCTGATAGCAATAACAGTTGTTAACCGTTCATTGCATTCGATAAAAATCAAAGCCATTTACTGGTATGTTGGCGGAGAAATTGAGCTTCAACAGCTATTTAGGAATAAAGAGTCTGATCGACTTCCTACTCGTTTAGAAAACGGAGATGAAGCTAATTATCGAATTATTATTGATGCTGATGAAGATTGGTTCAAAAGAATGGCCGTGCGGTTGAAAAAGCTAAATTTTCATCCAAATAAAATTCGTTGCGTTATAACACTTTCAACTGGTGAGCGATTTCGCTTAAAGGTGGATAAACGGGTAAAAGAAAAAATCCTTCAATACATGTAATTGAACAAAAACGGGTCGCGAAAGCGACCTTTTTTATGCGCATCGCACGCGCACATCAAAGAAAGTCTTTCAGTTGTGAGCCTGGGCAAACCGTTAACTTTCGGCGGCTTTGCCGTGCGGCAGGCTCACGCCTAAAAGGAAATAAATCATGGGTCAGAAAATCATTACGTTGTCCGGCGCTGCGACGGATGTTCTTTATGCGCTGTTTTTCCGTGGCGCGCTTCAGTCTGGTGACCTGCCAGCTAAATCAGGCGCTGCTGAGCTTCGAGAGCTGGGATTCGCTGAAACACGCCATACCGCGACGGAGTATCAGAAAGAGAATTACTTTACCTTCCTGACTGCTGAAGGGCAGGAGTTTGCCATTAAGCACCTGGCAGACACCCGCTTTGGTAAGCCGGTTGATAAGCAGTATTGCAGCTCAATCACCATTGGCGTTGAGCTGGACACCTCAGACGCACAAAAGGCTCTTGATGAGCTGGACGACAAAATCCGTAACAGCGACGCAGCATTCAAGGCGCTGAATGATATTTATCAACTTCCTCGCATGAAAATTAGTGCGGACCAGCAGGTAATGAACACTATTGCCGACGCACTTGACGAGGTATGCCGCCGCTACTTTGAGGTATTCGGGCACCCCGAATCAGGAAAAACAAACGCAGTATCTCTGGATGGACGCTGGGTAGCTGTCGAAGGGAACCTCACCCATGAAGAAGTCCGCGATGCGGTGGAATACATCAAGCGCCTCAGGAAGCAGAAAGCCGACGAAAAGGCGATGGCAGAATCATCTCCGTTTGCCATGAAGGACGGGCAGGTTTTTATCAAGGATGCCGTCATCCAGAAGGTTCAACTGAGCCGTACTGAAACGGACCCGCGAAAAGGTTATGCCATAAATGTTGGCATCGGTCCCGAAATTAAGACCAGCGTGAAGCTATCCCCTGAAATGGAAAAAGCGATTTCAGATGTTGTATCTGCGGAACTGAAAAAGAATCTTCAGCCAGGCGGTACGATCTGGACTTCATTGAAGCGTGGATTCTGACGGGAGGTTGTATGCGTATCACCGTATTGGATGACGATCCGGGCCGGAAAATTAACCCAGCTCAGGAACGATATGCCGTTTTTCTCAATGGTGTTGAGGTTAAGCACGTCTTCACTGCTGATGATGAAAAAGGCGAGGTAATTGCTGCTGTGCGGGATGATCGCGGATACATGAAGGCGGAGCGCGGCATTGTGAAGCAACAAACGCTTTACGGAAAAGTCACCATTAAGCGTCAATAAACCCCCGATGGAGAAATTATGCAGGTCACTATTGATGGTGTCCCGTTTGTGCCTGCCTGCGCTTCAGCGTCACGGATTGGCATTGCCATTACTACCCACAACCGGCCAGACGTTTTAAACCGCGCCATTGAGCAGCACATTAAACATCTGCCAGCCGGGGCGCTGGTGGTGGTTATCGACGATGGCTCTAAACTTGCCGCAGTAGTGCCTGACGGCGTGCAGCTGCTTCGCCATGAAACATCACTCGGCATTGTTGCTTCGAAGAACGCCAGTTT